GGATGATGCCTTCTGAATCAATGATGAGAAAACAGTTGTTAAAATCTTGTTTTACCGATAATGGCAAGTTTACTCCCTTATGGGATTGCACAGAAGATTTAATGAATAAGATTTATAATCAATACAACATAGAATTACCAAGCATTTATCAATATGTAAACCAAACTGGTTGTGCTGGTTGTCCTTATGGAATTGGACTCCATCATACTGAAATAGAATTACAACTTATGACACCAAACAAGCGAAGATATGTTGAAAAATTATTTGGGTAAGCATATAGAATACGTGGTTTAAATTATTTGCAAACTTCAATATTTGATAAAAGTGCTGCCGTTTTGAAAGGGGAATAATGGAAAATAAAATAGAAAAAGGAGAACAAATGAACGCATTAGAAGCATTAGAAATTGTATTAAAATTTAAACCATACGAGGGGAGATTACCAGAACCGCTATGTGATTTAAGAATCGTAGAGTTGATACCAGAAGCAAGTGATGTATTAAAGCAAGCTCTCACACCAAGCGTTGAGCAAGAGAAAATCATACGATTATTAGATGATGTTATCAGAGATTGTCATTATCTCAACAGTTTAAGACTACCTAATCAAATCGAAACCCTACATAATTTACTTACTTACAAATTTCCAAACCTCTGCCAATACATCTTACAACCAAATAAGGCTGTGAAGGAGTTGCATAGTAAATATGACTGGCTTTTGAATACTTGCGACCATTTGGGAGGTACTAAAACAAGCATTGGTTTATTAAATACATTTGAAGAGTTTAAAGCGTTTAGAAAAGGTATTTTAGAACTTCTTAAAGAAATCGAAGGAAGGAGGAAATAAATGAAAACGTTTGAATTGTTATACATTGACCCGCCATGGAATCAGACAAAAGGTGGAACAAAAAAGGTTAGGCCAAAAAGTAGTGGAAAACCTTTGGATTATCCTATAATGTCCGTAGAAGATATTAAAAAACATTTACAATATTTTACAGACCATACATCAGAAAATTCGATAGTATTTTTATGGACTATTGATAAATATTTATTTGAAGCGGAATCTATGATTAAAGATTTAGGATATAAAATTCACGCGAGGATGATTTGGAATAAAGTAACAGGAATTCCCGCCGCTTTTACAATTAGATACGGTCATGAATATTTATTATATTGTTATCGTGGCAAATTTACTCCTATTGCAAAGGAAGAACGCGGAAAAATTCATAGTGTTTTTACAGAAAAAGTTATGAAACATTCTAAAAAACCAGAAATCGCATATCAAATCATAGAACGATTATATCCAAATTTGACAAAGTTAGAATTATACGCAAGAGAGAAACGTTCTGGTTGGAGTTCTTGGGGGAATGAAATAAAATGTTCATATTTCAAAGAAATCGAGGGAGAGAAATGAGCAAATTTGATTTTAATTACATGAGCAATGATGATGCCGAGTGTGTCGCATTCAATAAACAAAAATGGAGGAAAGACAATGAAAACGATCAGAACTAAAAGAACAAATGTAGTCTTCACAGCGCCAGGAAGCTTCGACCTTCCGGCAACAAAGTTCGTCTATGATTGGAAGGATGGAAAGCACCAAACAATAGAGACAGTGTGGCAGCTGACAGAAGAAGAACAAAAAAAGGTAGCAGAGACAGGAATCGTATATCTGAACGTCGTAGCAAGCAATCCACAACCATGCTTGCTATCAGTCGACTCACTTGCTGAAGACAGAGAGAAAAGCGAATGATACCAAGTGTGATTCCAGCGTACATCGCAGCTGCAAATAACAGCAGCAAAAAAAGAACATCCATGCCACACGTATCAACTCCAATCTTTGAGACAATCGACGAAGCACGTCAATCACTCATCAAAGAGCAAGGACCACACGAATACTACATCAGAGAGGATCCAATAAGCATCAGCAGATTCAAAGTATCCTGGATAACTGACAACAAAATCTATGAGCTGAGTTACGAAAAAAAAGTAACCGGCATCAGAAAGTAGAGGAAAGAATCATGAGTAAAATAACACCACAAGAAGATCTAAGAGTCCTATATGATTTTGCACTAGAACACTGCGACACCATAGGACTAAACCCAAGCGATACGATAGCCTGCAACAAAGAAAGACTCGATAAAGTTCTGAATGAAATAAAGTACCCAAGATTGAATCAACTCGTAATTGAAGCTCATCAAAACGCAATTGATAAAGGCTGGTGGGAAAATCCTAAATCATTCGGGGAGATTATTGCATTGATTCATTCTGAAGCTTCGGAGGCGCTTGAACAATATCGTGATGGCAGAAAGCCAACCGAAACTTATTATTCCGGAAAGGTTGTGAACGATGATATTATTACCATTCACGCAGAAACAAAAAATAAAACAGCAATGTTTTTCGCACCGAGTAAATATGTAAGCCACCACATTTTTATCGACAAACCTGAAGGGATTCCTTCGGAACTTGCTGACATCGTTATTCGGATTATGGATTATTGTGCTTGGGAAGGAATCGACCTGGAAGCCGCAATCAAAGAAAAGATGGACTACAACAAGACCAGGTCACTCATGCATGGAGGTAAGTCAATATGAGAGAGAGTAAGATAGCCAGGAAGTGGAACAAACTCCGCTCCAGGGATCCAACGATGCCAGAACCAATACTCGAATACATGCCGGACAAGAAGCTGTACAGAGCAATGAAGCAAATCACCAGGAAAGAAAGCAGGGATGAACGAAGATGTCGACGATCAACTTCAATGACGGAACCTGGGAAACTGTAGGATACAAAATAACTAAAAGAGGACGAAAGCCAAAAGGAGGAAACAAAGTGGCAAAGGAACTAAAATGGCCGTCATGGTGCGGCGAAGATTCAGGATGCGAAGAACCATCCGGAAAACCATGCAGACACCTAGAACCAAACGGTAACTGTGATGTAGTGCCGGTACCAAAAGAACCAAAAGCAAAACGAAACAAGTTATACTTCATCCAACTCAGAGACGACGACGATAATGGATGCATAATTGTATCAGCTAGAACAATAAAAGAAGCAAAAAAACACAGCATGGATGCTTTTGTATCGACATTTTGTTCTGTCCTGGGTGAATTACCATATTACTCATGGATCGACATCCAAGCTAAAGCAATAAAGTGTGGACAATCGTTCTATGACGAAGTCGATGAAGGAACAATAAGAAACTTCGAAATAATAGGCAAAGGCTTCGTATACACAGACAAAAAAACTGGAAGCGTTTCATGGTACAACTTCATCGCTGAACTAGAAGAAAAAAAACGTATCAAGTGGGAAGAACCTACGGAGGACTAGAAAGTGGATAAAGAAATCAGGAAGTTAAAGAGAAAGAAGTTCTGGCTAGACGTCGCAACATACACTGTGCTGCTGCCAATATTGCCAGGGATGGTACTGTTCCAATGGGGAATGGAAATCCATACAAAATCTGAAAAAATCGAAAAGGAAATCAAAAAAAGAAAGGAGGACCAGCAATGAAAAAGCTCATCGCAATGATAATCGTACTGATGATGGCAATCGCACTCATCGGATGCGGTAGGACGCAGATAACCGTATCAGGAACGATCGTAGAGACCGGAACACAAGTGACCGAGAAAATGATTGGAGTCGTTCCAAAAGAATACGAGTTTTTCACAAGCTACTACATGATAGTGGAGTACCTGGACGGTGCGGAAACGAAAGTCATAACCGTACCGATCGATGCAGAGCAATACGCGACATACGAAGTAGGCGACTACTTGCTAGTAAAAGTGTACACAGACGGACCATAGGGAGGAACAAGCAATGGCAGAGGATAAGAGAGTCGAAGACATGGGAACCGAGGAACTCATCTCCGACATCATCAACAACATGACCGGTGGCAACCCAGGCGCAGTAGCGTTCCTGGTAGAGCTACACAAGAACTGCGGATCCACAGACAAATGGATCGAGCTAACAACAACGCTATGCGTAGACATGAACCTACGAGGTGAGCAGCTGTACAAAATCTGGAACGACTGCTGCCAGCGAGATACAAAGCGAGCAATCAAAGTAATCGAAGCAATCCAAATGCGATGGATCACAACAAAATATGCAATAGAATGCATCAACCAGCCATACGGAATCAAAATAGAATTGCCAACGGATCCATTAGATCCTAGAGCATAAACCCAGGAGGAAACAAGCAATGAGAATTCAAATAATCAAAGACGGACAAGTAACACATGTACCTGCAGAAAACGTCATGTATTCCACAGTAAACAAATCAATCTTGACACCAACGATTCAAGGACGACTTCACTTGGTAAACAAAGAAACTCTAATCATCTGCGAGAGGGAAACACCGGATGCGGTACTGAAAGAACTAGACGATATCCACAATGCAAAAATGCTTTCAGAAGAAGCTGGAAACCAAGACATAGTAGTTACAGTATTGTATATTGAAGAAAAGAAACTAGATAAAGAAAAGAAAAACGAGCCAAAAGCACCGGAAGATCATAAAGAAAAAAAGACTGCATAACCCGGCAGTAGGTGCCAACAATGACAGCGGAAATCAAGCAAAGTACCATGTACCAAATCTACAGAAAGTACCAAGGCGACATCAAGATGCTAGAGGAACAAATCAGTGCCTATGACAGACAGTTAGAAAATTGGATAAAGATGAGTGGGCCAGGGCTTGTCCATGGCGTGTCGTACGACACCAATCCTTCAATCAAACAATACACTCCAGAACTAGAAGTGATAGGCGAGATCCAAAGAATCAGTAGTTTGCTGAAGATCCAAAGAGCTAACCTTGTCATCATGACAGCATCCTTCGAGAAGCAAAAGAAGATCATTAGACGTACAAGCAACACACTGAACGACCTCGAACTGAAGGTGTTCGTCATGGGATGGATGGATGGGTTAACCAACGAACAAATAGCAAGAGAACTTAACTACAGCTTGAAGTGGATAAAGAATGTCAAAACAATCATCTATTCAAAAATGAAAGGCACGATCGAATAAAGGACGAATTAAGGACTACCTCTTTACAAACGACGTGGTAAAATAAATACGTAGAGTGCTGTACACCTTTGTTCGGCGCTCTACTGCTTTCCGCCACCAGGCACGCGTCTTCCGCTTTATGCAATCCTCTGCTCGACGAACGCAGTCCAGAACCTCTCATCCGGGAACTGCCTGCGATCGTTGGGGGTGGTGGCCTGGAAGTAACGCAGCGCAGAAGCTAGGGAATGCTACGGACAAACTGCAGCAAACAACCTGGACCGAATCAACCAGGAAAGCCTAGAACAAATCACAACACGAATAGCGAAAAACATCCGGATCCGATCGAAATACAAGCAGAATATTTCAAGATAGTCCGGGTTTTTAATAGAAAAAGTACAACAAATACCAGGGTTTGCAGAGAGAACCCAGGAAGACGGAGGAAGGCAATGCAAATAGTTTACATGAACGTTCACGACCTCAACCCGTATAAGAACAATCCTCGGAAAAATGACCAGGCAGTAGCAATGGTCAAAGCATTTAGACTCGTAGACAACAGAACAAGCGAGATAGCTGAATGGGATTACACCGCACTTGAAATAGAGCTCGAAGAAATCAAGATGGACATGAGCGAGTTCGATTTCAAGATACCAGGAGTAGAAGAAGACATCGTAGAGGACGACTACGAAGTTAACCTCCCAGGCACAGCAAAAAGCCGCGTGGGCGAGATCTACAAACTAGGAAGACATATACTCATGTGTGGCGATACAACCAACAGCGAGCATATGAAGAAGCTCATGAACGATGCAGTGGCGGACCTAATCGTAACGGATCCACCATACAACGTTGACTATGAGACAGCAGCAGGAAGCATCATGAACGACAAGCTGGATGGAAACCTCTTCCAGAAGTTCCTTACAGATGCATTCATAACACAGAACTCAGTCCTGAAGAAGGGTGGAACTTTCTACATCTGGCATAGCGATGCAGCCGGCAATCACTTCCGGAACGCATGCGACGCAGCTGGATGGAAAGTAAGACAATGCCTCATCTGGAACAAAAACGCATTCACGATGGGAAGACAAGACTACCAGTGGAAACACGAACCATGCCTCTACGGATGGAAGGACGGTGCAGCTCACTACTTTGTGGACGACCGAGGCTTCTCAACAATCATCGAAGATAAGCTAGACCTTAACAAAATGAAGATCAAAGAGCTAAAGGCACTCGTCAAACAACTCCTTGAACCAAAGGTAGCGACGACAATCATAGCTGAAGATAAGCCAAGCAAGAACGCAGAACATCCAACAATGAAACCAGTGAAGATCATAGGCCGCATGATAAGCAATAGCAGCAGACGTGGCGAGATCGTTCAAGACGCATTCGCCGGATCCGGAACAGCAGTGATAGCAGCTGAACAACTAGGCCGGACCTGCTACATGATGGAACTAGATCCAAAGTACGTCGACGTCATAATAGACCGCTTCCAGAACTTCACCGGAGTCAAAGCAGAACGAATCCAAGGAGGCGATGTACAATGAAACTGTTCAGCACAGAGCAAGTAAGTAAATACCATCCAGACAAATACGCGGACCAGATCAGCGACGCAATCCTGGATGCATGCCTAGCACAAGACAAGCACAGCCACGTGGCTTGTGAATGCCTCGTCAAAGGAACCACGATCGTACTAGCAGGCGAGATAACAACCGCAGCTAACATCCACCCAGAAGTAATAGCACGCAGAGTCGGACAGAAACTAGGATACAAAGTCACACAGGTCATCAACTTGATAGGACAGCAATCCCAGGAAATCAACAAAGCTGTCGGAATCAATGGCGAAATGGGTGCAGGCGACCAGGGCATAATGTTCGGATATGCAACCAAAGCAACAACAAGCCACCTGCCTTTCGGCTTCGAAGTGGCAAACAAAATCATAAAAGAGATAGAATGGGATGTAGAAAACAATCCATTAAGCATACTAAAGGGCGACGCGAAGACACAAGTAACGGTGGATCTGGACCAAAAACAAACGTTCCAGGCAGTAAAAACCGTACTCGTAAGCGTCTGCCACAGAGAATACCACCTCGGAATCCAAATTAACACCGGTTTTCTAAAGGAGTATATTCAACGACTTTTGAGACGAGCAAACATCGAACTCCCAAGAGACTGCGAACTACTCGTCAACCCGGCAGGAACATGGACCATCGGAGGACCGGAAGCCGACTGCGGCCTGACCGGAAGAAAGATCGTCTGCGATCAGTACGGTGGATACGTACCCGTAGGCGGTGGCGCCTTTAGCGGAAAGGATCCTAGCAAAGTAGATAGAAGCGCATCATACATGGCAAGGAAGCTTGCAGTACAAATCGTCGAAGAACTCGGTGCAGCTGAATGCGAAGTACAACTCGCATACGCAATCGGACAACCAGAACCAGTGTCCGTCTCAGTAACAACCGAGAGCAAGAAGATGGACGCACTAGCAAGAGCATTCCTTGACAAGCAAAAACTAACACCAGGCGCAATCATAGCGCAGCTGAACCTTGACAAACCACAGTATGAGAAGCGAGCAGAAGGATGCCACTATTATGGCAACGAGTGGTAGAAAACCCACTCCGGCCGAATTGATAGATCCAACGCAGCAAAAGAAATCAAATGACGAAATCATCAGAAGACGAGAAATAGAAAAGACACTGCGTCCGAAGTCGAACCTGACTTGTCCCAACTACATATCCGATGCAGCAAAGAAAGAATGGCGGAGGATCATGAAGCTGTACCGGTCCATGGACGCAGACATCTTGACAGACCTCGATGTCATGGCCTTGATAATGTACTGCGAAGGAACCGCAATCTATAAAAAAGCGCATGAGACGTGGGTAAAATATAACATGGTCGTATCAGCTAATCCGGAATCACAACGAGTACTCGACAAGTGCTTCTCAACGATGAAGGAACAAGGCAAGATCATAAATGACCTGGCAGAGCAACTATGCTTGACACCAGTAGGACGAGCAAGAATGGGCATCGCTGTCGCAAAGACACCGGCGCTAGGAAACACAATCAGTGACGTAATCCTGGAATCACTCAAAGGCAGAGAACCAACGATGATGCCAGTGATACCAGAGAACGCACACTTCGAAACGGAAGTGGACGACGATGCTGACGAGTAACCAACTAAACAACGCAGTAGAAAGAACCATGCTGCAGACGCAGAAGCTACAAACCACAAAGAAGATGCTGGACGTCTTGGCCTACGCGCTTCACATCAAGACCAAGCACGACCTGGATCCAACAGCAACACCGTTCCAAAGACTGCCTTCAGCCAGAGTCATAACGCTAGAGGGAGTAGTTAGATCCTCGAAGACCGTAATGGCAATACTCATATTCCACTACCTGGTACAACGAAGCGGCGCAAAGTTCCACCTGATAGCCGGGCGAGACTACGAGTCGATCAGAAGAAACATCCTGGACGCAGAACTAGGACTCATCACGATGTTCCCAGAGTACTACTCGTACAAGAAAGACGAGATCGGTGGGTACTACATCGAAGCCAGGTGCATGAACGGAGTCAAACAGATCCTGATAGCAGGATACGCAGACACCACCAAATGGAAGAAGATCCTCGGAGGCAGCTTGGAAAACATCCTGGTCGATGAAGTCAACATCGCAGACCAGCAGTTCATCAAGGAGTGCTTCGCTAGACAAGTATCGGCACTGCACCCAGTGACCGTATTCACGCTGAATGGCGACAACCCAGGACATGAGATATACACAGACGTAATCAACCACTCGCTAATCGTAGGCGACTGTCCAGTATCAACAAGAATCGACATGGACGCAGAGACGGACAAGAAAGCAGGATATTACTACTTCTGGTGGTCCTTCGAAGACAACCCAGCAATGTCGAAGAAACAGATCCAGGACACAAAGACACTTTACCCGGCAGGATCGTACTATCACAAAACAAGGATCCTCGGCGAACGTGGAAGATGGGGTGCTCTCATCTTCGCAGACTACATGTCAAAAGAATTGATAGTCGACGTCAACGAGAAAGATGCAAAAGGAAAACCGATCTACGACATAACATCATATGGAATCGGAATGGACGTAGCCGGCGACAAAGCATACAACGTCATCGCACTGGTGGGCTTCAACAAACGCTTTTCCAGAGCCTGGCTAGTAGACATCGCAATCTTCGACAACAAGGACAGATACGGAACCAAGGTCGGATACGACTTCATCACCAAACGACTCCTGGAGTTCCTGAACGTTCACCAACTGAAAGCAATACGATACATCGCAATCGACAATGCGGTCCAGGCATATATCAACGACCTGAACGGACGCAAAATCGGAATCGAAGTAATAGCATCATACAAAGCAACGATCCTGGTCCGAATCGGAATGAACTGCCTGCTATTCTCACGCGGCAGGTTCCAATTCCATAACACAACACTCGTAGCATACCAAGCATTCCAGGCAGCGCAATGGACCAAAGGCAAGGAAGGCAAGGAAAGAGAGGACAAGGGCGAAATGATAAACGACATCATGGACGCGGTAGAGTACGCGGAAACACCATACATCACAGCCTTGACCACAGGAATGGGAGGATAAACAAGTGAGTATCTTCAATCAAATAGGCGACTACTTCACAAACAATAGACTCAAAAAGTTAGAGAGGGATCTTCATATGCTAGAAAATCGAATCAAGTTCGAACCACAATACAGCAAGCTCGCAGCAGCAGTCTTCACACCGGATAAGTTCACCAGGAAGATAACCGAATACCTGGTCTGGTACAATGGCGACGTCGAGATCATCCGAGACTTCTTCCTGAACGGAGGACACAAGTCCGCAGATAACACAGTGGATCCGAACCTCTTCTGGGAAAAAGCCAGAGCAGATTACCGCTTCATTCACAGTGGAATCCCGGCACTCATCAGCAGCACCATGAGCAAGATCCTATTCGGAAAAGGCATATCATACGATGTGACCGTAAACACGATGGATGAAGAAAACAAACCAACCGATGAAATCAACGAAGAAGTATCAGATGACATCAGCGAAGCCATCGATGTCATCATGGATGCAACCAATGGATACGAGCAACTAATCAAAGCAGCTGCAAACGGTTCATGGGGAGGCCATGTCTTCCTGAAGTTATCATACGACGTAGACATATTGCCGTACCCAATCCTAGAAAACGTCGACATCAGATCCGGCGAAGAAATCAAAAAACGCGGAATCACAAAAGCAATCATATTTCACACATGGTACACAGTCACCCAGGGAAACAAAAAGGTGCAATACCGCCTGGACGAAATCTACAGAACAGTCACTGAAGACGACTTGCTATACGCAGAAGTACCAACTGAAGAAGGACAACCTAGGAAGCTAAAAGGCGAAAAGGGCGATGCACTAATCGAATACAAGCTGTTCAAAAAAGTAAATAAAAGAGACGTGGAAGTAGACCTCCATGAAATCGAAGAAACATACGACATCGTGGATCCAATCATCGTCTTTGCAGGACTCAAAGGAATGCTAGCAATCGGCATACCAAACAAGCTACCAAACAATGACTTCATTGACAGCCAATACGGTGCCAGTGACTTCGCACACTCGACCACAGCCTTTGACAACCTGGATGAAGTAATGTCTGAGATGGCCAGAGAGACCAGAGATAACAAATCAATTCGACTCTTCCCTTCGAGCTTGCTACCAAAGGACTCAAACGGTAGAATCCAAGCACCGGACAAATTCGTGTCTAACGTCGTCAAGTATGAAGGATCCATGACAGAAGGTGCAAAGAACGAAATCACAGTTCAAACAATCGACGATAAGACGTTCAGCCTCATCGAAAAATACAAACAAGCGATAGCAACCGCTTGTAACAACGCAGGTATCTCGCCGCTAGCACTAGGAATCACAGGACTAGAAGCAGTCAATGCCGGGGAAAACAGCCAGCGTGAAAGAAACAAAGCTACGCTTGAAACAAGAGATCTGAAAATCAAACTATGGAAGACTCCAATCGAATACATAACCCTGAAAATGCTAGAACTCAATACCTGGATGCAAGCAAACCTCCCAGGACTAGAACAACCAGGACTAGAACCAATGAACATCGAGTTCTCAAACTGCACGATCAATATCAATTTCCCAGACTACCTGGTAGCATCGGACAAAGAAAACATCGATACATGGGGTGCAGCAAAAGGCTTCCAAGTAGCAGATACACAAGTAGCTGTAGAGAAAATCTACAAAGACCTGCCAAAGACAGAGCAAATGGCAATAGTCGCTCGGATCCGCTTCGAAAACGGTATATCAACCGACAATCCAAACGCACTTTCGATGAACGATATCCTGAACGAACAACCACCCGGACCTGAAGGCGAACCTCAACCACCAGCACCAGGCGCACCAAAGCCAGGAACACCGCCAGGTGGACCGGAACCGATTAAATGAAGATAGTAGCATCACCAGGCGCAGACGTCGCAGCTAGCGAAGTCATGGTCGTTCAGGATGCACAAACGGAAATCAAGAAAGCAATCGTAGCCGGATACAAGAACGGACTATCATCAAGCGAGATAGCAAAACAAATCCAGATCATAGTGTACAAAGCAGGCAACCAGGTACCGGAAGAAAGACGAGCAGAAGTGAAACATGCGCTAGCCGTCAACGCACAGAAATGGCACTTCCTATACACCGAGAACATGCGCGTTCATAACGCAGAAACACTCAAAGCCTTGTACGACTACTCCAGAAAAGTGGGAACCCTGGGAACCAGGATGAACCTGAACTCCAGGACGTACTCCATCGACATGAATGTAATCATCAAAGGACCGGCAAACGAAGGCGCGCTGATCCTGAATAAGTACAGACCATACCTAACTGAAGACCGAATCGGAACAGCAATCATCGACAAGTACGAGAGAAAGGTAAGAACAGAAATGTTCGTGCTAGCGAGCGATCCGGCGAACCTATCCAGAATCGACAAAAACGGAAAAGCGTACCAAGTTAACGTCAGGAACTTTGCAGAGATGAAAGTCAGATACGACGCAAACCTTGCTGACGTAAAACAGATGAAAGACAGCGGAGTCAAACTCGTATGGACCAGCAGCCATGCAGACGCAAGTCCACGATGCGCACCATACCAGGGCAAGCTGTACAGCATGGACGGAACATCCGGAACGATCAACGGAATAGCATACACACCACTCGAAGAAGCTCTGCTTGGTCCACGTGGCGACGGAAACGGAATCATCAATGGATACAACTGCAGACACAGAATCATCGAGTACGTCAAAGGATCCAACGCAGCTCCGAAAGAATACGACAAGCGGCAATCCAAAAGAGAGTACCAGGTCACAAACCGCCAACGACAGTACGAGCGCAACATCCGGAACCTGAAGACTCAAGAGAAGCTACTACGAGCTGCAAAGAACAACGGGATAGCAGACATCATCCAATCCAAGCGGATCCGGATGGAAGAACACTACAAACAGTTCAGCTTCAGCAACCAACGTCCATACATACCATGGAGGACCGCGGTAACCATCGACGAGCTGAAGGCGATCAAAGCGATGCCAGGCGCAGCTCCACCGCCAATCATTTCAAACAAGCTGGAGTCGACCGATCCTGGAATCATCACAAACAGAGTCGAGCCAACACCTGAAGGAATCTTCAGTAATAGACCAATTCCAAAAACACTCCAATCATTTGAAGAACATCAATCAAGATGGCATTCAGAGGTAAGAGAAAAGTTCAGTGCAAAAGAAGAAACTATAGTAAAAGATGGTTTTGAGAAAGCAATAGAACGAAACGATTTTGCAACCAGAGTAGGACCAAAGGCACTTGAATCAATAGTTCTTAAAGATGGAAGATTAAAAACCCAATTTGAAACAAATACTAGCGGTGGCATGCTGAGTGAAGAATACCGAAAAACAGCAACATATCAATTGTTCGGTGTAGATTCAAAAGATATGAAAGCAAGTGATTTTGAAAAATATGGATACCTTGCATCAAAGGATCTATACAGGGATATAAACAACGAGTATGTAGAACATTATGGTGAAATCACGATGAGGTTCAAAAAAGAAACCATGCTCGATAGAACAACATTAACAATTGGTGATAGTTATGATGACGTCGCATACAGCGGTCATTACGAGGAAACTGAAAAAAGTGCATATAGTCTTCCAACAAGCGTTACAAACATTAAACCAGAAATTATGAGTAAGACGGTGGATAATCTAAAAGAACTCAATGAAGAAACCGTTAGTGAAGCAGATCTATTAGCAAGCAAATTGGATGTCAGTTATATTGAATTACAATACCATGGCGAAGTTACAATAGACGACATAGAATCAGTAACGATGTATAGAAAAGTATATGAAGATGGAAACCAAACAAAAATGAAAGTGTTCAATAAGTTAGTGGAAAAAGGAGTCAGAGTTTATCAATTAGACGATGATGGATCAATAAAAGAATACACAACATTCGGTGAGTTTGTAACCGTAAGAGGAAGGACGAATCAGTAAGTATGAATATAATAGCAAAGAATGAAACCACTCTAATACTAGAAGATGATGGCAAGCACTATGCGCTTGAAACCAGGACCGGAAAGATAAGAGAAATCAAGCTAGATTCATATCTCAAGTTTTGTCCTTACACCAGAGAATACAAAGGAACCGAAGAAGAACAAAAATACGCACAAGAGCAATTCAACAAAAGGTAACCCAGGCGCAAGCCTCGTTTATAAAGCAACTCCATAACCGGTCGCACCGGGACCAAACAGCGAAGGAGGAAACAAGAATGGCAGTAGTAATCAACAAGGAATTAAAGGAAGCACTAGGACCGGAATTGTCAACACAGCTAGAAGACACACTCAAAGACAAAAATGTCGTGGTCGAGCTGCAAGACAACTTCATTCCAAAGACGAGATTCGACGAAGTCAATGAACAAGTGAAGACTTACAAAAAGACTGCATCGGAGTACGAAACAAAGGTCGCAGACCTGACAAAGAATGCAAAGAGTCAGGAAGAATTAACAGCTGCGATCCAAAAGCTAACGGATGAGAATACGACAATCAAAACCAACTATGAAGCTCAACTTCAAGCGCGCGAAAAGGAGTACGCTATCAATGAGGAATTGAGAGTCGCAGAACCAAAGAACATCAAAGCCGTCCGGGCTTTACTCGATACAGAAAAACCAATCAAGGAACAACTTGAAGCACTGAAGAAATCGGATCCGTACCTTTTCAAGGAAGTAGTCACTCCACCACCATCCAAAGGTGGCCGCGGAACACCACCGGCTCCTGGATCAAGTGAAGCAGACGCAATCTTGAGAAAATCGTTCGGACTAAAAACCGAAACAAAATAAAATAGGAGGCCAAGGAAATGGCAAACTCAATCGCACTAGCAAAGAAATATACAGCACTACTTGACGAAGTGTACGCGGTAGCTGCACTCACAGTAGGACTAGACTCACCGTCGGAATTATTCCAAGAAGGCGCAAATGCCAACGAAATCGTAATTCCAAAACTATCATTGCAAGGCCTTGCAACGTACTCCAGAAACAGTGGATACGTATCAGGTGATGCAACACTGACTTACGAGACAGTGACCTTCGACTACGACCGTGGACGTAAGTTCCAAATCGATAGCCAAGACGACGCAGAGACAATCGGAGTAGCCTTCGGACGTCTAGGTGGCGAGTTCGTAAGAACAAAAGTAGCACCAGAAATTGATGCATACCGATTCGCAAAATATGCAAGCACATCCGGAATCAGCACAGTGGCAGAAGCCGCTTTGACAACCGGCGCATTAGTCGTATCAGCACTTCGCCTTGCCGTAACAACACAAGATGAAGCAAGTGTCGACTTGAATGATCGTGAACTATTCATCACACCAACGCTATACGGATTGGTCCAAGATCTAGCAACAACATCGTCTCGTGAAGTCCTTGCAAGATTCTCAAAAATCACGCTAGTACCAACAACAAGATTCTATACCCAAGTCACTCTTGCAGCTGACACTGCAGGTGGATACACGAAGACAGCATCAACCGGAAGAAACATCAACTTCCTAATCATCCAAAAATCAGCAGTTATTCAAATCAACAAACACGTCACTTTGAAGATCTTCTCACCAGACCAAAACCAAGGTGCAGACGCTTGGATCTTCAACTATCGTGTACTCGGCCTAGCTGACGTATACGACAACAAGCTCGCCGGCGTTTACCTACACAAATCCACATCCTAAGTAACACTCTAATATAAAAACAAGGGCGGAGGCACAAGCCTTCGTCCTGGTTTTTTTTAGATAAAACAAACTTGAAAATAATCACCATAAGGAAGGTGCAAAGATAAAATGGAATATACACAATTCACAGAGAACGAGTTTCTAGCAGCTCAAGGAACAAACCTGAGTACTGCATTACCAAACGACCACGATCCAGGATCCAAAGTGAAGCGATTCATCGATAGAGTCTGTAATCAAATTATCGACTACATCGAAGATAACTCACCGTACTTCGATAAGACAGATCTAACCGTGACACAGAACACAATCATAAACCAAGCGGCCATGGAACAAGCAAACTATATCCTGGCAAATGCTGACTTCTCTTTAATGTCCGGATACGATCCGTTCTCAAACACGATGGTAAACATTGATGAAATCAATAGTCGAATCCTATCACCTAGCGTAAAAAAGAGACTAGAGAATAGAATAATCGACCGGAGGTTCTAATGTACGAGTTAGGAATGATGAGAGCTGGCCAGAGTGAATCAGCGAGCTGGTCAAAGCCAATTCTATCAGCTGATGGCGAACAAAAAAGAACTTCAGAAGTCGGAGTACTATTCAACTGCAAAGAGATGATGCCAGGACAAACATCCAAGTCTTTCAGAGATGCAATAGAAGCAAAAACATACTCATGCATCATAGCAACTACAAATCCAATGGTCAAAGGGATAGAGTCCATGGGCGGTGCAGTCGTCTATAAAAAAGCCAGAAGACAAGTCCAATACGCTACCTACGACAGCGCAAGAAAAATCTATACGATCGCGCTAAAATAGAATCATGAGCACACTAGCAGAGAGGACCGAAGCAGTAATAGATGTCGTGGTCTTGCTGCTGAAAATCAACTGTCCTAAAAAGACCGGGAACCTTTCACTATTCGGAATCCGGAAAGCATTCAATCCAATGACGATGCAGTGGGAAATAGTAATCGGCGCAGAGCCGGCACCATATGCACCATACACAAACGAGCCATGGATAAGTCCAAGATGGCATGGAAAGCAAAACCCACATGAGAATTGGATCCAAA